AGTGACGGCTTCGGCTGGAAGGACAAGGAAGAGCTGGCCGCACATACCAGTCCGGTTGATGAGAAGCGGCGGGGAAGTTGATCCGTGCCAATCCTTGATAATCCTCGCCATGAGCGATTTGCTCAAGGTCTCGCGGCGGGGAAGAGTTCCGATGAAGCGTATCAAGAAGCCGGTTTCAAGCCAGATCGAGGACATGCCAGCAGGTTGGCAGCAAAAGGCAACGTGCAGGCACGGGTTGATGAGTTGCTGGATAGGGCCGCTGCCAGCGTGCAGGTTTCACGCGAATGGGTGCTGGAGCGGCTGATCGAGAATGTCGATCGAGCCATGCAGGTCGAGGAGATCAAGAAGCCGGACGGCACTGGCACTGGTGAATACAAATATGAGGGCAGCGTTGCCAATCGTGCCTTGGAGCTGGTCGGCAAGGAACTCGGGATGTTTGTTGAGCGTAAGGAAGTTGGCAAGCCTGGTGAGTTTGAAGGTCTGACGGTCGAGCAAAAGCGGGAACGGGTCGTTGGCATTGCAAAGCAATTGGGAGTCGATCGTATCGGAACTCCCGCCGGATCAGCTTGATCAGCTTCTGGCTGAGCTGGAGGATCTGCAGTACAGCCGGCTTGCGCTGTACCAGCCATACGCCAAGCAGCAATCGTTTCATGATGCCGGCGCCAAGTACCGTGAGCGGCTCCTGAGAGCAGGAAACCAGAACGGGAAGACATTCTGCGGCGGTTGTGAGGGTGCCTATCATCTGACCGGCCAATACCCTCCATGGTGGAAGGGCCGGCGGTTCGACACTCCGATCATGATGTGGGCCGCTGGTGTGACCGGCGAAACAACACGGGATAACGTCCAGCGCGTTTTGATCGGCCCTCTGGGCGAGCCTGGGACCGGAACGATACCAAGGGACTGCATTGCGGATAGCGCACCGGCACGCGGCATAGCGGATCTGCTGGACTATGTGAAAGTCAAGCATGTGTCTGGCGGGCTCTCGACGCTGCGGTTCAAATATTACGAGCAGGGCCGGCAGAAGTGGCAGGGCCCGCCGGTTCATGTGCTTTGGCTGGATGAGGAGTCTCCGGCCGATATCTATGACGAGGGCCTGGCGCGAACTATCGCGACGGGAGGCTTGGTCTACCTGACATTTACGCCATTGCTGGGCATGTCTGAGGTTGTGAGGCGGTTTCTGGTGAACAACTCAGGCGACCGCCACGACACGAACATGACGATCGATGATGCGCTGCACATTCCGGTTGAGGAGCGTGCGAGGATCATTGCAAGCTTTCCACCTCATGAACGTGAGGCGAGAGCCAAGGGAACGCCAGTTCTTGGATCGGGTCGCATCTTCCCGATATCGGAAGAGGAAATATCAGTCGCGCCGTTCCAGATGCCTGTCTACTGGCCCAGACTAGGCGCCATGGACTTCGGTTGGGATCATCCATTTGGTGCGGTTGAGTTGGTATTCGACCCTGAAACCGATGTGATTTACGTGACCAAGGCTTACCGGGCACGCCAGGAAACGCCAATCATGCACGCTGCAGCGCTCAAGGCGTGGGGCAAATGGATTCCATGGGCGTGGCCGCATGATGGTTTGCAGCACGACAAGGGCTCTGGAGAGCAGTTGGCCAAGCAATACGATGACCACGGGCTAAACATGATGCAGAACCGAGCGACGTTCTCCGATGGTTCGAACGGCGTCGAGGCCGGTGTCATGGAAATGCTGGACAGGATGCAGACCGGACGGCTCAAGATCTTTGGCAATCTGGCTGAATGGTTCGAGGAATTCAGGCTCTACCATCGCAAGGAAGGCAAGATCTTCAAGGAAGCCGATGACCTGATGTCCGCCACCCGCTACGGTGTCATGATGATCCGCCACGCGCTGTTGCCGCCCGCGCTTCGCTCCGAGAACCGCAAGAAGGCAATGGCTGCGAATGCGTTGGGTGGCGATCCATTGGCAAACTTCTGATGCCAGCCGTTGTCCGCTGCAGGCTCTGTGGCAAGGACCATCCTTACCGTGAGGACATAGAGCGGATGGACTGCGAGGAGTGCGGGTCGCCGCTGAGTATGGACAATACGAGGATGATCATAGCGCCGCGCGATAGCAAGCAGGCTGATCCGCTTGAAGGCCTGTAGGATCATCCGGGCCAACCTTCGTGATCTCTCATACGTTGCCGCCCACATGCGCGCATCAGACCGCGCTGAAGTAGAGGCCCAGATCGATGATTGGAGCGCTGTTCGTATCGCATCGTTATCGCTTCGTGATTTCGCCTATGTTGTGGAACTCAATGGCAATCCTGAAGCCGCATTCGGTTGTGGTCGAGTTCGACAAGGCTATTGGATTGCCTGGAGCTGGGGAACCGACAGGCTCATTCGATGCGTTCCATCTATGGTGTCGTTCATCGTGGCTCAACTTCAGCCCGCAGTCTATGGGGCGGGAGCGAGACGTGTCGAGGCTCGTGCCTTGGCTTCGCACACTCAAGCTCGTCGGTTCTTAGAGCGCATAGGCGGCACGTTCCGTTGCGAGCTGCCGGCTTACGGGAAGAACGGCGAAGACTTCGTTTTATACGACTGGACGAGAGAAACCTATGTGCCTGAACTTGTCACCCTCGATGCCATCGGTAACGCAAGCCGCAGTCCCGCGCGTACCGCAGCCTGACAGCTTTCAGGCGCAGCAGCAGGGTGATGAGGCCAGACGCCTTGCCGCGGCCCGTGGTGGCTCGCAGTCCAATATCGTGAGTGATCTCAAGCCTAGCGATGTGCTGTCCACGAGGCCGGTACTGAGCCCGGTTAAATCCGTGATGTTGGGGCAGTAATGGCTGAAGGCTCAACCGCCAAAGACATCCTTTCCCGGCAGACACAGCTCGAGGAAAAGCGCGCCCCGTACGAGCCGGTATGGAAGGACGTTGCAGAATATTGTGCTCCTGATGCGCCTGAGTTCCTGAGGAATGGGTTCTCGGCATCGAAGGACAACCAGGTAACACGGACAGATCGGCGAACCCGAAGGGTGTACGACACCACGGTTAGAACAGGTCAGCGCCGGCTTGCAGCAGGGCTGGAGAGCCTGATCACGCCACAGAACGACAAATGGCAGGGGCTTACTACTGCGGCCATGGATGACGAGGAAACCGACGAGGAAAAGGAATGGGCCGAGAAGGTCCGGGATTTCCTGTTCTCGATCCGCTATTCCCCTGGCTCCGGTTATGTTCCTGCGATGCAGGGCTGTTACGCCAACATCGTGCGGTTCGGTCCTGCTTATCTGTATGCCGAGGAGGATTTCAGCGGGAAGTATGTCCGCTATCGGTCATTGCCGGTTGCTGAATGCTGGATTGCCCGCAACAAATGGGGTGACGTCGATACGCTGCACCGCAGGTACAAGCGGAGTGCTCGCGTTGCCTATCAACTGTTTGGCGAAAAGCTGCCGGCCAAGGTCATTGAAATGGCCAAAGGCTCGAAGCAATGCGAAGAGCAGGTCGAGTTCGTCCATTCGATTTGCCCGAACTATGATCGCAAGACCTACAAGAACATGGGCGAAACCAACTATATCGATGGCCCGTTCAAATCCCACCATGTGATTTGCGAGGGTGAGAAGGTCGTCAAGGAGAAGGATTTCGCATCGTTCCCGGTGGCCTGCTTCAATTGGGGCAGGGATGATGGGGATGATTACGGTACAAGTCCTGTGATTGAACTGCTGACTGAGGTTCGCGAGATCAACGCGGTTCGCAAGGGTACGCTCCGATCGCTGCAGAACATCACAGATCCGGCACTTGCACTTGGTGGCAAGGTGGACTGGCTGCCGCCGATCGATCCAGGCTCGCGGCATCCCGGCATGATCGACGACAATGGGCGTTTGATGGCGCAGCCGATCATTACAGGAGCTCGTCCGGACTATGCGTTCCAGTACATCGAGCAAAGCCGCAACACGATTCAGGAAGGGCTGTACGTCAACCTGTTCCAGACGCTGGTTTCGAAACCGGGACAGCAGACCGCAACGGAAGCCTTGATCCGGCAGGAAGAGAAGGGCGCGCTGCTCGGGCCTGCTGGTTCATCCATTCAGGGTGGGCTTGCGATGCAGACCGATCGTGAACTATCGATCCTCGAGAGCAAGGGGTTGTATGAGCCGGACAGCCGCTTTGTGCCGCCGGCCTCACTGTCAGGTAAGGGCATCCGGGTACAGTTCACGTCACCTCTCGACATTCTCCGAAAGGCGGGTGAAGCAAAATCGGTTGTCGAGACATGGAGCTTTGCCGGCCAGATGGCGGCGATCAAGCCTGAGATCCTGGACAACCTCGACGCGGACGAAAGCCTGCGTGTGTTCCATGCTGCAGGAAGGGCTCCACAGTCGATTCTGAAGCGCAAGGAAGAGGTTGAAGAGGAGCGGGCACAAAAAGCCAAGGCAGCGCAGGCTCAGATGGGCATGGCTGCAGCTCAGGCTGGCGC